CTTCGGGGCCAGTATAGCAAAAAGCATTTATACCATCAATGGTCTTTTAGGTATAACAGCAGGATTGAGTAATCTAATAGGCAAAGGGCCTTTAGGTATGATAGCAAAATTAGCCGCAGCAGGGGGAGCAGCAGCGGCAACTGGTATTGCTATAGAAGAATTAAGCAAGCGTAATGATGAATTAGCCCGTAGTGCTGAACAGGCTGCTGCTGCTTTAGATTTCCCCACTCCTGATCAACCTACAGGCAAGGCTGGCAGAACCGTTATAGAAGCCATAAGTGAAGAAGAAAAGGCACGCAGAGAAAGTGTTAAAAGAATTGCTGCCAGTAGAATAGAAGCAGAAAAGATCACCGCACAGCATTTAGCAGAAATTACCTATAACGAAGCAGTTCAGGGTGCAAATGAAATATTGAGATTAGAAGCAGGATTAGCCAGAGATAGAGCCAAGATTGCTTCTGATGAGGCTGCTGAAATAGCAAAGATGAGAGCAGAGGTTCTTGCTCAAGATAAGTTAGATTCTGTTAAACAAGAAGAGGAAATAGCAGCCAGAACAAAAGAAATAAGAGCCAAATTCGCGTTAGATGAATTAAAAATACAGAGTGCTAATGCTGAAGCAATCAAGAAAATTCGACTTGATACTTTCTTAAAGGCCTACAAAGAAGAACAAGATCAAATAGAAGAAAATACTAAAACACTGGCTGCTCATAACGCAGAGGTAGCCAAACAAGAAGCACAGGCAGCAGAATTAGTGCGATCCTATGATGAACAGGTTAAAATTAGTAAAGAAAGAGCAGATATCGAATATGCTATGCGTAATAATAAAGAAGAAGATCGCAAATTAGCATTAGAATTAAATCAGATAGAAACTGCTCGGATACAAAAATTAAAACAAATCGATAGTCTTATGATGGATCCTAGTAAGAGACAAGAGGCTATTAATGGTATAATTGCTACAGCCGAAATAGAAAAGGCTGCTGCTGAAGAAAGACGCAACAGAACAATAGCAGACCAAGAAGATTTCGTAAAAGGGTGGGCTGATGCTTATGAAAAATATCTAAATTCTGCCAAAACAGCAGCACAACAGGCACAGTCATATTTCGATACATTTGTTCGTGGATTCGAAGATGCTATTGTGAGATTTGTTCAAACTGGTAAATTAAGTTTTAGAGATTTAGCCAATAGTATTATTGCGGAATTTGCTCGTGCTCAGGCAAATAAGATGGCATCTAGTTTATTGGGATTTGTTTCAAACCTATTCACACCAAACTATGCTGCGGAGTTGGCTGGTGGATTAAGACCTATGGCTATGGGTGGTAGTGTAGATGCAGGCAGCAACTACCTTGTTGGAGAACGAGGACCAGAATTGTTTGTGCCAAGATCAGCAGGCACAATCATACCAAATCATATGTTAGGAAGTGGTGGAGGAGTCACAACGGTGAACTATTCAATTCAGGCTGTGGATGCGCAGAGTTTTAGAACATTAGTGGCAAGAGATCCGCAGTTTATCTATCAAGTAACAGAGGCTGGACGCCGTAGTCAGCCATCAAGGAGATTGGGATGACATTTCAAGCAATCATAAACACAGCACAGCGAATAGAGGTTGATCGCCGTAGAATGGTGGGACAGAGTATTAGTCGTAGCCAGCGTATAAAAACTGCGCAACGAGTAACTGCTCAGCCATTTGTTTTATCAGTAACTCCCATAGCAAGATTTAAGTGGTCAGACACTAGAAGTGCTGTGGAACTTATTCAAAATTATGACCGTAATACTGAATGTCAGATACAGATTGGTAGCACACCTAATCTATATTATCTCAATCAATATCAAGGTACGATGAGTGCTGCTAATCTTGCTGCCTCAACTATAACCAACTTCACTGGCACATCAGTCACTGTTCAGACACCTGTGATATCGACTGGCACAGTGGTATTTCGTGCAGGTGATTGGATTCAACCTACACTTAGTCGTTATCCTTATATTGTTACTGAAAGTGTTACTAACCTATTAGGTTCAACTTCATTTACTTTCACAGTTCATAGACCCCTAATAACCAGTGAGAATACCACAACCACAGGCACATTTAAGGTGGGCACAGCAACTACTATGGTTGTGGTTGCCAGCGAATTCCCTACCTATCAACATATTTTAAAAGATTGGGTTCAATATACTGGTGATTTTACCTTTGTGGAAAAAGTAATATGATCACGATTCCAGCAACTACATCTACCAATGTCAAGCACTGTGTTTTAGTTAAGATGACTATAAACACTGGCACATATACCATAGCAAATACATATGGGCCAATAACCGTCGGTGGAACTACCTATACCGGACTGGGGCATCTATTAGGATTTGCAGAAATTCAAGATGATCTCAGAGCCACTAATAATCAATTGCAGATGAGCCTAAGTGGAATTCCCAAAGATGCTGGTGAAGCAGGATTGGGCACATATACCAGTTATGTTAGTCTTATTCTTAACACACAACTTAAGGGTAGTCGAGTAGAAATATATCGTGTTTTCTTTAATGACGACCTATCTATTGACTCAAATAATGTCAGTTTAAGATTCGATGGATATATTTCAAATTATACCATAACAGATGCAAGTGATATAGAATCAAGAACAGAAACATATACCTGTGTGGTCAATATGAGTTCGGTGCATGCCATATTGGAGCGTAAGATTTCAGGGCGTAGAACTAATTCAACAGATCAAAAGGCCTTGTATCCCGGAGATACTGGTATGGACAGAGTTACTGCTATATCTAATAAAGGATTCGATTTCGGAAAAGCGTTAGGTAGTGGCGGAGGAACTGGTCCCGGTGCAGGTGGAACTACAATAAGTGGGGTAGAAAATCTAATACAGCGTAATATAGATCAAGATGTCCAAGTAGGTTAAATGAAGATTCGTAGATTAGAGCGTGCAGATTATAGTGGATTGATTGAGGTAATGCAGGATTTCCAACTCAGTTGTGGCATTAGACAAATAGCACAAGGACAGAAAAATGAGGAACATATTAGACAGGTTTTACTCAGATGCGAAAAAGGTGGTCTTTCGTTTGTTGGAGAAGACCACGGGCAAATCCAAGGCACATTATTATCACTCACAGTGCCCGACCTGTGGATGCCCCAAACCCTGTTCCTGCGGGAAATAGCCTGGTATGTTCGTGAAGAATACCGAGGAACTACTATGGGAGCACGATTATTTGCTGCCTATAAAAATACCGCAGAAGAATGGCTAAAACAAGGTCGAATTAAAGGATTTACCATGACAAAACTACATAATTCACCCGATTTCGACTACGAAAGGCGTGGTTTCAAATATGTGGAGAGTCAGTATATGTTCGGAGAATAAAGATGGGAATATTTACATATATCGCAACCCAAGTAGTAGCATATGCCGCCGGAGTTGCTGCTACCAGTGCTGCTATTGCTGCTGCGGGATTAACCTGGGCTGTTAGTATTGTTTCAACTGGCCTGGCCATGGTGACCAGCAGATTAATTAATGGTCCCGGAGCCAGAGGTGGTGGTGGTATTCAAGATCAAGGAGTGCGTGTTCAACTTCCACCTGCCACAGAAAATAAAGTTCCCATAGTATATGGTCGTGCCTATCAACAACCAATCATAACAGATGCTCAGATCAGCAATGATAATAAGACAATGAGTTATTGTTTGGTATTATCAGAAAGAACATCAACCAGCACCTACACATTTAATAATGTTTATTGGAATGACCAAAAATTATTTTTCGAAAATGATGGATTTACAGTAAGTGGCAGTTTAGTTCAAACCGATACTGGCACAACCACATCAACCAATCTCGCTGGTTTAGTCAAGGTCTATGCTTTTAATGGTGGAAGTAGTTCAACTTATAATGTAGGTATTAGTGGTGGTGTAGTTCCGGGAGTAGATGCATATACCTTAATGAGCACCAATACCAATTATGCTATGTCGGATTTGGTATTTGCTGTAGTTCAATTGACCTATGATTCGGGCAAAGGTGTCACAGCCCTGCCCACAATGACCTTCGACATAACGAATAACAGCATCAGTAATCCCGGTGATGTATGGTATGACTATATGACCAATACCAGATATGGTGCTGGCATAAGTGCCTCATATCTCGACACAGATTCAGTTATTGGCACAACATCAACCAGTCTTAAGAGTATATCAAATCAGATTCCTACTAATCAATTTAACAATGACGGATCTACCAGCACACAGGCAAGATATACTATAAATGGTGTGCTCAATGCGGGTGATACTGTTAAGAATAACATAGACAGAATTAATTTGGCATCTAGTTCTTGGACTACCTATGATCATAAGGAAGGTAAGTGGCGTGTAGTAGTAAATCGTGCAGCCACCGCAGGAGAACTTGCCTCCGCTTTCGAATTTTCGGATGATAACATAATTGGAGAAATAAATCTCACATCTACCAGTTTAGAAGATCTATATAATAGTGTAGAAATAGCATTTGCCAATCGTAATGCAAGAGATCAAAGTGATTATTATCGTGCCAGTGTTAGTAGCGCTATGCGCAATAATTTGGAACCAGATAATCAACTGCGTATGAGATTGGATTTGGTCAATAATGGTATTCAGGCGGGTCGTATTGGTCTAATCGAATTATTGCAGAGTAGATATGATTTGGTCATCAGTTTCACAGCAGATTATAGTGCCTTAGTCTGTGAAGTTGGAGACATAGTCAAGGTTACTAATCCCATATATGATTTCACGGAGAAACTATTTCGTATAACTCGTGTGAGGGAAACAGAAGGTCCTCAGGGTGAATTGGCTGTGGAGATCACAGCACTGCAATATGATGCAGATGTCTATACCGATGAACAGCAGGATGATGCACCCGATGAACCCAATAGTGGTATAACTCCAATTATTTCCAGTTCAGGTCTACCCGCTCCTACCAATCTCACAGCTACTATTGTTACAACAACTGTGACGGATTTCGTTCAGATATCTGTGGATATTCCATCGACCAGTTATCCAGTAGATATGGTAGATGTTTATGGAAAACCAACTTATGCAGATCCTAATGATCCTTATACCTTTATAACCAGTTTGGTCAGTGATCAAGGACAATGGAATCCGGGTTCCACAGCAACAGGTCAAGTTCCCCTAATTACATTCGAACCAGAAGAATATGAATTGGTGGCAAAGT